TCTGAACATCGACATCCATGGCCCGGCCCCAGTCCTCCATTAGGGCGTTGAAGAGGAACGGCTGCCCTGCTTGCAGCATCCCCTGGGCCACGGGCATGAGAATCTGCATGGCGTTGTTGACCTGCTCCACCTTGGTGCCCTTGTTGGGCTTCCGGGCGCTGCCGGCCTCCACGCGGAAGTCGAACTCCCGCAGCAACTGCTCCAGGTCAACCGACTGGACGTGCATCTGCCACGCGGTTGCCGCCATGGGGCCAATGAGCGGCGCCACGTCCTGGGGCTGGATGAGCCACCGCGACAACAGGGCCTCTTTCCGGGCCAGCTCTGACAGGGCCGTCTCCAGCTTCTCGGCCATGTCGTCCGGCCGGACGCTGATCTGCTCCGCCTTCACGGCGGCCTCTGCGGCACTTCTGTAACTTGCCCTGGTCATACCGTAGACCAGCTCTGTCAGGCCGACGCGACGGTCGAAAAGCTCCGTCACGGCGGCCACAATGTTCCAGAGATCCGCCGGGACTCCGGGAAGCTGGAAGACGCTGATGATGTCGTTGACAGACCGGCCAATCGCCTCAGAGATTTCAACGATCTTGAACCCGGACTCGTCGCTGTCCAGGATCTTTGCCTTCAGGTCGTTGTCGGCGGCCTTGGCCACGCCGATCATCGTCTGGCTGGAGGTGGCGATCTTGGTCGCCATGAAGCTCATCGCATAATTGATGAACCGCAACTCACCGATGCCCGGCTTGATGATGCTGATCGGATAGGAGTACCCCGGCTTGCCGTGCCACTGGAGGATGGTGCAAGGCCAGCCACCGGGCTCGGCCCAGTATGGGATCGGCCACTGGCAAGACATGAACAGAGACGGCGGCACTCCCGTCTCGTCCACCTCCTCCTGGAGCATGTCCGGGGAGACGTTCAACGGGTGGTCAACGCCCTCGCAGACAACGATGTAGCAATACTCACCCAGGGCATCGAACTTGCCCCGGATGTCTTTGTCGGCGTCCTTTAGGCGGTCCCCAAACCCAGTCTTGGAGTAGATTTCCCAGTAGGTGACAAGATCATTCGTCTTGCCCATTTTTTTCTTGGTTTCGTAGCCGCGGTCCTTCCGCTCGCTGCGGGAGTCGTAGCTTTCGGAGTGACCCTTGAGCGACTCCTGATCCAGCCCAAACTTGGAGGCCACAAACTCCTTGGGGTGGCACCGCCGCCGGGCCAGCCACAGGATGTCCTCCTGGTCGTCTGCGTCCGGATCCCATACCACATTGTCGAAGGACTCATAGAAGCTGCCGGCCATCTTCACCTGGCTGCCGGGCGCCTGGTATAGCTCCGTAAACCAGCAGCCGGCGCCCTTGATCAGCGCCTCGTCCACTACCTTGCGGCTATGCTCGGCCAGCCGTAGCTCGTTGGGCGTGTAGTTCAGGTACGCCTCCATCAGCTTGGAGACGATCTCCCGCCGCTCAGTCAGGTACTGCGTCTGCTGCACCTGCTGCTGGTACATCTGCATCATCGGATCCGGCATCATCACCAGCTGGCCGTCCGGCCCCATGACAGGCTGGCCGTCTGGCCCCATCTGGGGGACGGGCGGCTGCGGGAAGATCCCCAGCATCGCCGGGGAGATGATGGGGTACTGCCGCGGCGTGCAGTTCCGGGCGGGGTTCCGGTGGTGGATGACGGAGCCGAAGAGGCGGACGGCCTCCCAGACACGGTTGACGGTCATCCTAAACGCGGGCGGCGCAATGCCCTTAATGAACCCCTTCTCGCCGCGGGCGTACTCGCTCTTGAACATCCAGGCGTTGTCGCCGTCGTAGAAGTTCATCGCCTCGTCGGCGTCCTCCTGGAAGGGCTTTTTATGCTCCTTTGCCAGGCGGATCTTCTCTAGCCACGCCTTGACGATGGGGCGGAGCGGGTTCTGGTCGGACATGCGCGGTTCCTGGGCTACTTCTTATTGTTATTGCCCTTAACCGCGCTCTCCAGGGCCGAAAGCCGCTCGGAGAGCTGGGCAATGCGGGGATCCCGCGGCCGATGCTCCCAGGTGCCGAACTTCTTCCACTCCACGCTGTCGGCCAGCCGGGGGTCATCCTTGTGCCGAACGGAGGTCTTGTCAGTCCCTCCGTAGCCTGGCGTCAGGGCCCACAGCTCTAGGGTGTCTTTTCCCAGGCGGGAGACGAAGGCCATCTGGGCCTCCGCGCCAGCGTGGGGACGATACAACACGGTGTCACCGACATGCACTTCCGGAACTTGCCAGTCCATAACTAACCCTTTCGTTGGGGACCAAGGACTATGTAACCCTTACCGTCATCTCCCTGCCGCTTCTTCTTCTCGGCCATCCACTTGACGTACCACGGATCCTTGCCGGGGCGGAGCGGAGGAGTGTGGTACTGAGGCTCATAGGCGCAGAGGTATTCCAGGCACTGGACCGCGTGGACTTCGCCCCGCGTGTTAGGCAAGTCCGTGACGAACGGCCCGGAGTTGCTCTGCACCACCTTTTTCTTGTACCGCTTAATCTCCCGGATCAGGTCCGGGGTGGCGCCCTCTAGGAACTTCAGGTAAGTGGAGCCGTCGCCTTTGATGTGCAGCATCTGGCGAACCAGGGCCGTGCGAGCCTGGATGTCGTCAGACCCAGGGATGAACTGATGGCCGGTCATCTGTGCCCGCACGCCACGCTCACGGAGTTGCTCCGAATACAGGTCGCACGGCAGGCGGCCGGAGCCCAAGTCTCTTAGTGTACCTCCGTGCATGTCCATGATCATAGCATAGAAGTGCTGGTCCATGGCCTTCTTCGCAAACGCTTCGCCCCAGATCAGGGCGTTCGCATTGCGGATGTACAGCTCGTCATAGATGAGCAGCATCTTTTCGTCCGGCGGCACGGCGCCGAAGATGCACGCCATCACGGTGTGGCCAGGGTCGATGGATACGTAGCGCGTCCAGTCTGGCGGGATTCCGCCGGGCAGGGCGGAGCGGGGGAAGGTGTGGACCGTGGGGTTGAAGGAGGGATACATCAGGATGGAGTCCTGCGTAAACTCGCCCTCAGCCCGCATCCGCAACTCGTCAATGCCCAGCGCGCTCCACCGGGCGATGTTCTTCTCCTTCTCCTCCTGGTCCAGGTGCTTGTTGTCCAGAAAGCGGAATGTGAACTTCTGGATCCGCAGGGGATCGACACGCTCCTCCAGCTCCTTGTCGGCCCGCTCGCACAGGCCCAGGAGCGCATCGTTCTTAGAGTGCGGCATCGCACTCCACAGCATCCGGCCCTTGCGGTCTGCCAGGCGAGCCTGCATCTCACCCACCCACGCGGGATTAGACACGTCCTCGTCCAAATGAACGAGGTCCGCCTGAAATCCTTGGGGCGGCTCCCCTTCCGACGAGAAGAAGTGAACCGTCCAGCCATTCGACAGGGTCACCCGCTGGCAGTACCCCGCGTTCTTCAGGACCCAGGACGTGTCCTCCACCAGGCGAGGCGGAACGAGCGGCGGCGCCGGCTTGGCCTCCTTGATGCGATCCGCATCCTGGGCCGGGCGAAAGGCTCTCCACTCGCCAGTCTCCAGGTCTTTGATGATCTTGAAGGCCCCGGCCTTGAACAGCATGGGGTAGCACACCAGGCCGATGTGCGGCCAGTTCCTACCAACTACCACCAGGTTGCCGTCCTTCTCTGGGTACTTGCCGTACGGGTCAGCCCCAGTCAACGCCCGGGCGTCCTCTACGAACGTGGAAAGCGATTTGCCTGACCGGTTGCCACCCAAGACGATCCGCTCAGAGGCCATGCACTTGTGCATCTCCTCCTGGTGCGGCATCGGCTCGTAGAGCCGGAGGGCCTCTATCTTGCGGCTCTTCAGCTCAGACTGGAGGTCCTTTAGGACGCCCAGGCTGTGCTGCGTTAAGCCTGGAACCACCGGAGGCTTCGGCGGCTCAGGGATTTTCCGTGGGTGCTTCTTCACGCTCCTCCGGGGCCGGCAGGACGTTGATTACGCGGACCGTCTCCAGCACACGCTGCCGCAGTTCGTCCTCCAGCTCGTCTTCTGTCCAGTGCGACAGGGGCTTCTTGGCGCCGCCCATGGCCGTGTTGTCTTTGACCAGGCGGACGATGGTTTCCAGAATGCGGGTCCGATGAGCCCCGCCCGGAGGGGAGTCGTAGTATTGCTTCAAGAGCAGATTGCTGAAACCCGCAGAGCCGCCCATGTACTCCATGATCGTCTCCACCAGCTCGGCAGAGTGCGGGATGTTGGCCCCGCCCATCCGGGCCGCAGCGCAGAAAGCGTTTACGGCGTCGGCTTCGATCTGGTCTAGCCGCTCGTCCTTCTTCCGCTTCCGGCGGCCGCGCTCCGTGTCAGAGCGGCACTTCTTGCACTGGCTGTGCCGGCGGCCGTCAGAGGCGACGTGAAAGGCGTGCAGAGGCAGTACCTGGCTGCACTTCACGCACTGCTTAGTGGCTGACATGAGCGGGAACCTGGGCCGTCCACACATTCCCCATGATGGCAAAGCCCGGGAGGCTTTCTTGCACCGCCTTCCGCACGTCGGCAAAGACGTGGTAGTCATGGCCGGCAATGATGTGCCGGGCCTTGGGCAGCCAGGCTTCGATGTCTGCCTTCACTGACTCATAGTCATGCTCGGCGTCGATGTAGACGATGTCGAACTCGCCATCCGCAAACGCCGCGGCAGCCTCAGGCGATTTGCCGACGTGGGCCGTGATCGGCAGCCCCGCCGTGTTGCGGCGGAATACATCCAGCGGTCGGCCCCGCGACCCATCGTAGGCCTTGCAGCCGGAATCGTTCTGAGAGCCCTCCCACGTATCCACGCAGGTCACCCTTGCACCGGCCGTGGCCATAATGACGGCGCTCCTGCCGGCCCAGGAACCAACCTCGCACACGCGGGGCGTGCGGTTATGCTCCGCAGTGAAGTCCTGGATCATTCGCCGCAACGCCAGGCCGTCAATCTCTGGAAGCTCCATGCCCAGGCCGTCAAACTCTGCGGGCTTGGGGAGCTTGTCCAGGACCGCCGACTGGAAGTCCACCAGCTTGGTGTTCGACTCCACACCAGACTCGCAGCAGTCCCGGAGCTTCTTGGAGACGTGGTCTGCGGCAATGGTGACAGGCTTGCCGACACAGAGCGGCTTCCAGTGGCCAGCCCAAGCGTCCCAGTTGCAGTAGACCGGGTTGTAGCCCAGCTTCTGCACGCCCACCAGGGACAGGTCCCGGGTCATGGTCACGTCTTCAGTCGAAGCCTTCTCGCCGCAGAAGTGATCCTTCCACTCATAGTAAAACCAGGGCTTGTCCTCCGTCGTCTTGGGCTCCGTCAGGTCAAAGCAACGCATGTCGTACATGATCAGCCCAGTCGGCAGGGCGGCGGCTTCCTGGATGCCTGCCATCTTGGTGGCCGTGTTGCGGTCGTACATCTCTAACTGGTAGTCCGGGTTGGGGTTGTTGTTCCGCATGTTGGTCCAGCGGAACACGTACACGCACTCCATGGGCGGCGGCCCGCAGTAGGGCACCCCAATGACGCACGGCCCCTTGGCGTAGTGGTTGACAAGGAAGTCAAAGGACGACTTGAAGAAAGGCTTGGCGTCCGGGTGGCCAGCGTTGAGGTCCGGCTTCATGTCGCTGTCCACCATGACCAGCACATCGACGTTGTGCTGCCGGGCCTGGAGGACGGCCCGGTTGCGGGTCATCGTTATCGGTGTGTCCGCCAGGTTCCAGATGCGGATGTTTTCCACCCGCGGATCCTTGGAGAGATCGGCTACGAGGGGAACCATCCATTCCCGGATGTCCGGCACCTCAGAGGAGATGCCGCCGTTGCCGCCGTAGCTAAACGTAACAATGCCGACGTTGAACTTCTGTTGCACTGTGGTCGTCCTGGGGGAGGGAAGACAGAGTGGACAAGTATACACTACCGCGGACAGGTCCGCAATCGCTTCACCACGCCATTTTGGTAGTGCCATCAGGCAAGACCCACCGCGAGGCGAAGCTGCCGGGAGGGCGCGCGTAAGATGGGTCGGGCCGCGCCCCGGCCCAGGAAGGGTTCGCCGGAGCGGCCGACGCCTGACCGTATCCGCCCACGGGACGGTTCGTCACGCCGTTGAAGCTGTTGTCCCGGAAGGGTCCGGTTGGCGACGGCTGAAACAGCCCGGTGCCCGAGCCAGTTGGCATGCCAGGGAACGTCTGCGCGGGCCCTTGCTGTTGAGCCACCCACTGTTGGTTGGCCTGGTCCCGCATGTCTTGGATTCCCTGCTGCTGCTGCTGCCACTGCTGGGTCTTCAGCCGATTTGCTATCTCGTACTGCGTAAACTTGTCCGCGCCCGGAAACATCTGCTGGGCCTGCTCAAAGAACGGCAGGAGCGACGGAGGGGCCCCAACCGGCATAGGGCCGCCAACAACGCCTGGTTGACGCGGCGGAAGGGGGAGACATCTACGGCCTGTCTTCGGACCACACCAGCAGATCCGACGCG